GCATTTGCTGCCAATGGTGGCACTGCTGATGGCTTGTCAAAGATATTAGGCAAACTAAGTCAAAGTTTGTATGATGCCAGAGAAGGTGGCGCATCAGCACAAGAGAACTTAATTAAACTGGGTTTCTCTATGCGAGATATTGCTAATCTCAACACAGAAGAAGCCATGGCCAAAGTTGTTGAAAAACTGGCTGGTATGACTGATCCTGTGGAACGCAATGCACTGGCATTCCGCACACTGGGCAAAGAAGCCAAAGCAATTGACTGGGCAGGTGTAGCCAATGGCACTAAATCAGCCAGTGACGAATACATCAAACTAGCAGCCAGTCAAAAGGCAGCCGCTGATGCCAATGACAAATTAAATGCAGCCGCAGATAAACTTACCATTGCATTTGCAGGTATGTTGGATAAAACTGGTGTTCTAGATTTTATCAACAACTTAGATGTTAACATGCAAAAAGTTGAAAAGGTTGTCACTGTTGCCGCAGGCGCTATGGCAGCATTTGTCAGTGCTCAAGTTATCTCTGGCTTAGTTGGCATGGTTAAAGTGGTCATGGATCTGGAAAAAGGCATTATTGCACTGGGCGTAGCATTGAAACTGCTGGAAAAAGGCAACATCTTTACTCGTTTAGCCAGTCTTGCTGTTAGTATTGGTGCAGCCGCAGGTGCATATCTTGGAGTTACAAAGCTACTTGAAGAAGCATTAAAAGGTCCAGACACCACTGATGCTGAAAAGTCCATGGAAGAACAACGCAAAGCCGCAGAAGAAGCCGCTAAGAAAAGAAAAGAACAGGCAGCAGTTGTTCCATACTGGGAAAAAGAACTGGTTGGATTACGACAATTAGTTACAGAGTTTGACAGACTTGGACAATCACAAGCAAAGAAAGTCACTGATGATATAAGGTTAATCGGCCGTGGTGAAGACTATATTAATCAACAACAAGAATTAATTAAACTACGAGAAGACTACACTAAGCAACTAGAAGATATTAAGAAAAAAGAAGAAGTATTAAAAGCCACACAGCAAAGTGCCGGCAGAGATGCACAATTAGGTGAATTGAAAAAACTAAGAGAGCAATTTACTGACGTCTATGATAAAAACAGTCAGTCTCTGGCTGATAATATTGATAAGAAAAATCAAGCATTAAGTGTTGAAAGATTAAGAGTATTATCAATGAACAATGAAATATCGTTGCAGGAAAGGCTAACAGCATTACAAGCAGACAATGCTAAAATAGGCTTAACCAGTATTGAAAAGAAATACTACGATATTGAAGCAGCCGCTAAAAAGGCAGTAGAAGCAGAGATTCGTGCTGAGGAACAAAGACGCTTTGGTAAGGCTGCAGGCACAAAGCCAGAATTTACTCTAGGTGAAGACACAAAGAAACAGATCAATGATGCCGCAGAAGCCAGAGTTAAGAAAGAAAAAGAAGTTGCATTGTCAACTTATGAAGGTCAAAGAACATTTAGCACTGGTTGGAAAAATGCATTTACCAGTTATGCTGAAAATGCTACCAATGCCGCAGAGCAAGCAAGATCAATGTTCCAAAAGGTTACCAGTGGCTTTGAAGATCTTATTGTTAACTTTGTTAGAACAGGCAAACTCAACTTCAAAGACTTTGCCAACGGTGTTATTGAACAGTTTGTTAGAATACAAGCACAAAAACTTGCACTGGGATTATTTGGTGGCACTGGAACCAGTGACTTCTTCTCAACAATATTGGGTAGAGCAACAGGTGGTCCAGTAAGTGCAATGACACCTTATATGGTAGGCGAGCGTGGTCCAGAACTATTTGTTCCCAGAAGTGCAGGAACTATTGTGCCCAACAACTCACTGGCTGGTTCAACCAATATCACATACAATATTACGGCCACGGACGCTAGCAGTTTTAGACAAATGCTGGCCAGAGAACCAGAATTTTTATATGCTGTCACTGAAAAAGGACGCAGTAGTGTCCCAGGTTCAAGAAGATAAGGAAAAGATATGTCGTTTCAATTTATATTTGACAATGCAGAAACTATTAGCATTAATAAGAATCCATTAGTCAGCCAAACAATTACCAGAGATCAAAGAGTGCGCAGTGTTAGCCGTGGTGGTGCAGTTTACAGATTCAGCGTTAAACTACCTGATGGCTTTCGCTGGGCTAACATTAGAAGTGCAATAGCTGAACTGGAACAAGCCAACAAACTGGCCATAGAAACAGTTAATTTCAACCATCCTGGATTGACCTGGGCATTTGGTTACACTGGTGATTTAAATGACACACAGCGTAATGCACTAACAGTGACTTATAACAGCACACAAGCAGCCACTAATAAAATGCAGTGCATTCTGGGTAACTTACCCGCAATCGCAGGCAACATTACAGCTAACACAGTTTTGTTCCGTGCAGGTGATCACATTCAACCACAGGGCAGTAAGTATGTTTACACAGTAACCAGCACAGTGTTGCGTGGCACTGGTTCAACTGTTCAACTACCCGTGCATAGAATTATTTTGGATGCAGTTAGTCCCACAGCAGTGTCACTAAAGTCCGGACAGGATGTTACTTGGACTGTGGTCTGCACTAACTTGCCTACGTGGACAATAGATCCTAATGGACTGGTTCAATGGAGTGGTCCTTTTGAGTTTTATGAAAGCCTATAATGAGTCAAACATTAAACTTATCCAATTACTCAAACATTCAACAAGCATTGTTTGTTTACATGCTGATACCAGACTACGGCGCACTGCGCATGAGCACTTATGATGTTGCCATGAGCATTGTTGAAGATGATGGCAATAGTTATGAATACGCACCCACTGGTGTGTTATTATCAGTCAGTGAATTCAACAATGAACTAACACCCAGTAAAAATGACATAACAATCAGTTTAACTGGCATTGATCAAACATTTGTTGCTGGCATGATGGGCTATCAAGTCAAGGGCAGTCCAGTGGTTATACGTCGTGGCTTCTTTGATCCGCAAACTGGTATACTGTTACCCATTGCAGGCAATCCCAGCCGTAGATTCAGTGGTGTAATCAGCAACTATAGTTTCAGTGATGAATACAATGACTTATCTGGTGTAGTAAACACCACAGTTAGTGTTAGTTGCAGTAACATTGTTGGCGTGTTAGAAAACAAAATTACTGGACAACGCACTAATCACAATGAGCGTAAGTTTCTATACCCTGGAGATCTAAGTTTCCAGCGTGTTGCAACAATAGCTTCAAGTAATTTTGACTTTGGAAAACCTCAGTGATAAGACCAGCCACAGTCAAAGACTTAAATAGTGTATTGGAGTTATTGCAACATTTTGCAATGGCCAGTGCATTAAACTACAGTGAATTTACCAGTGGAGATATCAAAAGTGCACGAGGCAAATTGCTGGAGTTGATTCTCAAACAGTATTTGATTGTTGCTGAGGATTCAGGAAAGATAGTGGGCATGATTGGTGCTCAGCGAGAACAAGATCCCTGGATACAAAGTAGAACTAGGATTAGAGAGTTGTTTTGGTGGATGGAGCCAGAGTATAGACAGCGAAGACTAAGTGCTGAATTGTTTATTCGTTGGCAACAAGACTGTGAACGTTGGTTAAAAAACAAAGTTGTCAGTCAAGTAAGTCTCAGCACACAGCCAACAACTAACATAGATTTGTCCACTAGAGGGTGGTCGTGCATAGAACAGCATTGGATTAAGGAATAAGATATGGCAGGTTTTTTATCAGCGGCAATTTCAGCAATTGGTGCCAGCAGTATTGGCAGTGCAATTGTTAGGATATTAGTTGCTTATGGCGTTAGTAGATTAATCAATGGCAGCACTAAAAAGCAAAACGCACAAAGCAAAGATAATGGTGTAAGACTACAACTTGCACCCAACACAACAAATCCCATACCACTGTTATTTGGCAGTGCATATTTTGGTGGTAGCATTACAGATGCACAGCTAAGTGCAGACAATAAGACATTATGGACTGTGATTACACTCAGTGAACATGATGCAAATACAAGACTCAGTGACAATGCCCAAGTTACAACAACT